TGCAATACCTCCTCCACCACCCGCTTTAGCAGTTAAAGTTCCAAAAACTGAATCTTGTCCTCCACAACCCACTGTAACTGAAACTGTTCCGCCTGGCGTAACTGGAAATGATGGTCTGAATATTAATCCTCCGGCACCTCCACCGCCACCATTAGCTGTTTCTGCTTGGCCAGGTCCTGGATTACTAGAACCTCCACACACGAAAGCATAACCACCAGCACCACCTCCAGCAACTATTAATACATCAACTGCTGAAGTTCCTGATGGTACACTAAAAGTTCCTGAAGAAGTAAATGATTGATAAGCATAAAATCGATTTATAGTTATAGAAAAATCTCTCAAACTTACATTTGATAAAATGTCTTTAGCTCTTATAGTAAAACTTGATGTAGTATCTGAAGCTGGATTAGTAGCCGTTCCTGAAATTTGACCAGTAGATTGATTTAAACTTAATCCTGTAGGTAACGAGCCAGATAATAATTCAAAAGTAACAGCGCCAGCCGATTCAGGATCAGTAGCTTCAATATAAACACTTACAGAATCATTGCCTGTAAAAGTTCCTATTGTTCCGGCAGCAGTAATAAAAGTTGGACTTTGATCTACGTTTACTTGATTACTTAAAACAGCAGACAACCCCGTACCACCTATAACCTGTAAACTATATGGGTCTTTATCTTCACTTAAAGCTAAAACTCCTGTCGATAAAGTTGATGTTAATTGTGTTGTAGAATTTCTTATAACAGTATCAAAATTTAAAATACTGCCATCACTACCTATTAATTTAGCAACTGTTCCTGCATTAAATCCTGTACCTGTTATTGTAAAGGTTACAACTGAAGAATCTGTAGAAAAAACATTAGTAGGTGTTATACTAGAAATTGTGGGTACAGTATCACCAAAATATGATTTTAAAATTTTTTTAAAAGAACTTGTACTTGTATCGTAAATTAAAACAAAATCAGCATCATTCGCTGTTTCATTCAATTCTGCTAAACCTGTTATAAAATCTGCATTCAATTTTACAGCTGTGACTGCTGACGACCCAACTTTACCTGTAGTAACGGCATCATTCTGTATCTTTACTGTTGTAACAGAACTAGTATCTAAAGAACCTGATTTTATCTTATTAAATGGCATATCTATATTTATTCATCTGTATCTGTTGTTTTATTATAAACTCTTCCATCACTAAAATTCTGTATGGTTGTTGTAAAACCAAAGTCATCATTGGCATCAGCCCCTGAAGGATTAGGAGTTATAGTAATTCTTTCTTCTCTTGCCTTTTCAGCAATATCCGTGTTACTATAAACGTCTGATTGTACAGTACGTATAACCTTTTGTGTACCCGCTGGCCCATATAGATACGTTTTAGCAGTGAAATTTAATGTATATATTACAGCTCTTCTTGTAACAAAATCGCCAGAATAACTATCTTCATAATTTACATTGTTTAACACAATAGGAACATCTCTACTCATATTCATATTTGGTAAAACATTTAAAGTAATAGTATAATCAGGTTGAAAGTATGGTAATATTTGTTCAACTATTTGTAGGCCATTTTCTGCTGTTGCTGTAAATACATTTAAAGTGTAATTTATATTATAAGGCACTGGTGTATAGTTTGTGTTTAATATACTATTAGAACCTGTTTTAACTGTCTTATATTTTTGCACTCTTGTTAATTTTCTTGTAGCGTCATAAGCAATACCAGTTATTTCAAAACTGATACGTGGTAAAACAACAGCAAACTCTCTACTATCTAAACTAGCCTGTTGATCTAAACGAACCATAAATTTCTCTTTTGGTCCGTATGCTAAAGGAACACGTATGCTTTGAATTGACGTGCCATTAGCGTCGGCCTTTTTAACTTGTATATTGTTAAAAATTGTACCAAAAGCTACGGTAAGTTTTCTTAGGCCTTCGTTATAAAAATAATCGTTAAACATTATGAGTAATCTCCTGGATCTCCAAATGGATTTGCTTCACTGAAATCTAATATATCATCTGCTGTTGATGCTGTATCAAATCCTGCTTCATTATCCAAATCATTATTAGCAGCGTAAGTTGATTGTGTTTGTAAATTATAAGTTTCTAATAAAATGTATTGAGTTACATTATCAACACTATCATCTTCTAATAACATAGAACCTGATTCGTTTTCTAATGAAACTTGAAAAGCTAATTGACTTAAAGAATAAACGTCCTCTTTATCATCTATTTCATCAACACCTGTATTTAATTCTTCTGAACTGTATTCCCAACGTGTTACCTTTAACTTATAAACGGGTAGATTTCCTAATTGAAAAAATGGTTGTTGATCTTCTACAAACTGTATTTCAAAAAAACTATTCATTAAAGGCAGATAAAGTATATCTCCTTCATTTGGTCGGCCTTCTTTAATTAATACTGTACGAGAATTTACTAAATCGCCAAATCTTCTTTTAGAAATCATAAAGGTAGTATCTTCACGTATTTCTAAACCAAATTTATTAATTATTTCTTGTTGACCAGCAAAACCTTCTGATGTTTCAAAATATGCTTCAATTGGAAAAGCAGCATTAAATTTACTTGCTACATCTTCACCTAATATAATATCTTTATTAACAAGTGTTCGTGGTAAATAATAGACATCGTGGCCATACATACGTAGGCCTTCTATAATTAAATCTTCGTGTAGTGTTTGTTCAGCACGATTTCCTATACCATTGCCTTCCTGGAAATAATGATTTACTGGCATACATTAACCCATCATAAAAGTTGGACTTATTTCGTAAGAATCTCTTATTTCTTTTTCTAATTTTTCTATTTCAGTTTGTGCTTCTGTAAATAATTTTTCTCCATTTAACGTAACTCCACCTATCATTGTAACTCCATTAAATTTACTAAGGTTGGAACCCCATTGTCTTTTTATTTGAGACGTAACATATCTTTTTAACCAAATATCATTATACACATTTGGAAAAGAATCAGGATCTAATTTACGATAACATTCAATAATTAAATATTCATTTTCTTGTAAATCATTTGTCCAGTCCATATCAACATATAATCTATTATCGTGTTGTTGATAACGTATAGGTTTCATACCTACTAAAATTTGATCTAAGAAATCTAAATGTCTTAACACCATATCATAGTTAATGATTGATGTTGAAGCAAAGTCATATAAATCGTTTAAACGTAATTGGTATCTTACGTCAAACATATTCATATTAGCTTTGTCTGAAAATGGAAATATATTGATAACCGAAACTACTGATTCAGGACATACAAGGTAATTATTAGCTTCATACCAAGTTGTCGTAACAGCATCTTGTGTAACAGATTCAGAAAATGGAACTGGAGATTTAAGTCTTGTTTTATCTTCTGGTGTTAACTTGTATTTAAGGTATGTTCTTCTTATACCGTCATAATGGTATTGAACGTAAAATTGTAAGGCCTCGTCTATACGATCTTCGACTTGATCGTTGTCCACATTTATTTCAATAACAGGTTTACCTAATGAACGTAAAGCGTATTGTTTTAGTGTTTCTCTAGTTGATGGTGTTGCCATTTCATACCTTTTTTAGTCTTATTTACTATATTTATAATATATTAACCAAGAGCAACGGCCTGAGCTATAGCGAATGCACGTGAAGCTTTAGCGTCTAATTGTGTTTGAATAGCTGATGTTACACCATCTGTATAGTTTAATTCTGTTGCTGTTGCTGTTACGGCTACATCTTCATTAATTTTAGGAGATGTAAACGTTTTATTCGTTAATGTATCTGTTGTTGCTCTACCAATTAAAGTATCTGTTGAAGTTGGTAATGTTAATGTACCTGTGTTTGAGATACTTGAAATAATAGGTGTTGTTAAAGTTTTATTTGTTAATGTTTCAGAACCGGCTAATGTAGCAAAATCAGCATCAGATAAAGCAGTATTAAATAATGCTATTGTACCTGTAATTGTATTATTTGATAAATTAATAGATTTATTTGTTAATGTATCTGTTGTTGCTCTACCAACTAAAGTGTCTGTTGAAGTAGGAAGTGTTATTGTTCCTGAATTACTAATACTTGAAATAATTGGTGTTGTTAATGTTTTATTTGTTAATGTTTGTGTACCCGTTAAAGTTGTTACGGTGTTATCTATGTTAAAAGTTACGGTATCTCCTGAAATAACAGAAGTAATACCTGTACCACCAGCCAACAATAAAGCCTCACCTAAAGAAATAGTTGATGTTGTTGAACTGTCATCTACAATAGTAAATGATGAATTTGTTAATGATGAATTTGCAATGTTAGTAATTGTATTATCAGAACCACTAATTGTTTTAGTAGTCAATGTTTGACTATCACTTGTACCTACAATTGTTCCTGAAGGAACAGATTTTCCTAAAACTTGTGTTGATGATAATACTGTTGAATTATTAATTTTAAAAACTTTAGTAGAAGCAAGATCAATATGTTCTGAAGATGTGAATGAATCTGTGGCATCTAACCAATTAAAGGTTTTATCAGTTGTTCCTTTGATTGTGATACCAGCACCATCGGCTGTTACATCCGTAGGAGTTGCAACTGAAGCTAACTCTATATTTTTATCATCTACGCTTAAAGTTGTAGAATTAATTGTAGTTGTAGTACCATTTACAGTTAAATCACCACCTACAGTTAAATTACTTCCTATTGTAACATTACTTGGTAATCCAATTGTAATTGTATCGCCTGATATAGTTGTTTCTATTTCGTTTGATGTTCCTGAAATCTTTAATGTTTCGCCTAAATTTATAGTAGTTGTTGATGATGTGTCATCTGTTAGTGTAAAACTCGAATTTGTTAGAGATGAGTTAGCAATATTTGTTAAAGTGTTTGAAGAACCACTAATAGTTTTATTTGTTAAAGTTTCAGAACCAGCTAATGAAGCTAAATCAGCATCAGATACAGCCGTATTAAATTCGGCTAAAGTACCAGTAATTGTATTTGTATTTAAACTGATTGATTTATTAGTTAATGTATCTGTAGATGTTTCGGTAACAACAGTGCTTTCTAAAGCAATTGTAAGTGTATCTCCAGAAATACTTGTATCAATACCAGAACCGCCAGCTATTTTTAACGTTTCACCTAAACTGATTGTTGTAGTAGTTGAACTGTCATCAGTTAAAGTAAAATTTGAATTTGTTAAAGATGAATTTCCAATATTTGATATTGTGTTTGATGAACCACTTATAGTTTTATTTGTAAGTGTTTCACTACCAGCTAATGAAACTAAATCAGCATCTGATACGGCCGTATTAAATTGAGCAAGTGTACCAGTAATAGTATTTGTGCTTAAAGAAATTGATTTATTAGTTAATGTATCGGTTGATGTTTCTGTAACTATTGTGCTTTCTAAAGAAATAGTTAAAGTATCTCCTGATATTAATGTATCAACACCAGAACCTCCAGCTATTTTTAATGTTTCACCTAAACTAATTGTTGTTGTTGATGATGTGTCATCTGCTAATGTAAAACTTGAATTTGTTAAAGATGAATTAGCAATTGCACCTGTAATTGAACCTGTAACTGTTAAATTTCCTTCTACTACTAATCCTTCATTAATATTAATTGTAGAAGAATCTGAAGATGATAAGGTTGTTCCTATAATTTGAATTGAAGAAGATTGTAAAGCACTTGTTCCATTACCTAAAAGAATAGAATTAGAAGTAAGAGTGTTTGTGCCTATACCTCCATAGGTTACACCTACAACTTCATTTGCTTGATATTCTGCAAGTCCAACGGCCGTGGCACCGTCATAGACTGTACGTATAGGTATTTTTTCTGTTGCCATATTTATTTCCTAAAAGAAAAATAATGTATTTCCTTGTTCATAACCAAGTTGTGTACCATTATTTAGTGTAAAATTTGCTACAACTTTACTTGGATCTGCTTTGAAATCTAACTTTGTATTATATGATTCTAAACCACCAGTATTTGTGTAAAAAGGAACAGATTGAACAGGAGAACCGTCAGTTCCAGCCAAAGCAATATTTTTAGTTACAGCACCAGATATTTGAACATTTGAGTTTAAAGGTAATGTAGCACCTGTTGCTGAAATTGATATAGTTCCTGTGCCATCTGAAGAAATTGTAGCACCGGCCAAATCAATCGTATTGCCAGCAAGATATAAAGAACGCCATCTTTTAGATGTAGAACCTAAATCGTAAGTTTCTGTTGTACTAGGCAATACATTACTGCCAATTGATGTTAAGTCGGTGTTTGAACTATTAAAATTAGCAACAGTAACTATACTTTCACCATTTCTTACAAAAACTTTTTTATCTGTAATATTAACGGCTATTTCACCATCTTCTAAATCACTTGTAGTAGGGACAGCAGCAGCAGTTGTTGTTCTTTTAAGTTTTATTACAGTTGATGATGGTGGTGACACTTATTCTCCTAAGTTAATAATTAAAATGTTCCGCCGTCTATTTTTGTAATTGATACTGAACCTGTAGTTACTAAGAAGTTTGCTGTTGGGAAAAAAGCCACACCAGCATTTGAAGATGTTGCTAATTCTCCTGATATTCTTACAGTGTTACCTACAACAGTCGTATCTATGCCTTCGCCAGCTAAAAATTCAATATTACCACCTAGTGATACTGAACCTTGTGTAGAACTTTCATCTGTAAAGTAAATTACTGAATTTGCTAATTTAGCATTTGTAACGGCACTGTTCTGTATTTTAATAGTTGTAACAGCATCAGTTGCTAATTCATTAGCACTAATACCTGAAGCTTTAACTCGTAAAGCATCAGAAGAAACTTCAATTGTACTATTATCAACGGCAACATCTAAAGTATTACCAGTTTTTGTTAAAGCATTACCAGCACTGATTTGGCCAGCTCCTGAGAACTGACTAAATGTAATGTTTGTTGTACCTAAAGTAGGTATGCCATTAAATGAAGTTACATAACCATTGTCGGCATTATCTGTACCTTCTTCAACAAAGAAAAAAGCACCGCCTGTTAATTCGGCTGCTGTATCAGCATCTGACCCTCTTGTTAAAACAAAGGCAGCGCCAGCTGAACCTGTAGTAGTTACAACGTAAATACCGTTTTGAACAGCATTTGCTTGGTCTTTAATTAAAACTCTATCAGCAACCGAAACTGTAACACCATCAATTACTAAAGCTCCATTAGCACTAGCAGTTAAAGTGCCAGCACCATTATTATATGTTACTGTTGCTAAAGCTGTAGTTGTAGCAGCTCTTACTGATTTTTTAACATCTAATCCATTAGCAACACTGTCAACGTATGCTTTTGTAGCAGCGTCTTGGTCGCCTGAAGGATCAGAAACATTTGTAATTCTACTTGAATTAACATCTACTGTTCCAGTTCCTTTTGGATCTAAAACTATATTAATATTTGAATCACTACCAGAAGAAGCAATTGTAACGCCATTACCTGTGGCTGAGTTTGAAATTTCTAATTGATTTACAGCAGAACCAATTGTATTGAATATAATTAATTCATTACCATTAGCATCAGCAATAAAACCATCATCTACTATTTTAGGAGCAGTAAGTGTTTTGTTACTTAATGTTTCTGTGCCAGCTAATGAAGCGAAATCAGCATCTGATACCGCTGTATTAAATTCAGCAAGAGTACCTGTAATTGTATTTGTGTTTAAACTAATTGATTTATTCGTTAGTGTATCAGTAGAAGATTCTGTAACTACTGTACTATCAATATCTAAAGTAATTGTATCACCTGATATAGATGAAGTAATACCTGTACCACCAGATATTTTTAATGTTTCACCTAAACTAATAGTAGTTGTTGATGAAGTATCATCAGAAATAGTAATTGATGAATTTGTTAAAGAAGAATTAGCAATGTTTGATATTGTATTGTTAGCACCACTAATTGTTTTATTAGTTAATGTATTAGTAGATGAAACTGTTGGAACTACAATACCTTCAACTGCTAAAACACCTGCTGATGAACGTGATAACGTTGTATCAGTAGCGTGACCAAGATCTAAAGTAGATAACGTAGTAATAGCACCTGTTGAGCCATCAACAATAAAATTAGTACTATCAACAGTAATACCACCATTAGCGGCAAGAACACCTGCTATAGTAGCGTTACCATTTGATTCTAAATTTATATTAGTTAAGTTAAGACTTGTTCCTGTTGCTGCACCTATATTTGGTGTTACAAGTGTCGGTGTATTTGCAAATACTAAAGCTCCTGAACCTGTTTCATCTGAAATTGCCGTAGCTAATTCAGCAGATGTACCAGTAATTGTATTTGTAGATAAACTGATCGATTTATTTGTTAATGTATCAGTTGTAGCTCTAGCAACTAAAGTATCTGTTGATGTAGGTAAAGTTAATGTACCTGTATTTGAAATACTCGAAATTATCGGTGTTGTTAAAGTTTTATTTGTTAATGTTTGTGTACCTGTTAAAGTTGCTACAGTATTATCAATATCTAACGATACTGTTTGGCCAGAAACACTTGAAGTAATACCTGTTCCACCAGCAATTTTTAAAGTTGAACCAGTATTTAATGTAATGGTTGATGAAGTGTCATCAGCAATACTAAATGATGTTGAGATGTTAGCTGTACCAGCAGCTGTTAATCTACCTTGAGCATCAACAGTGAAAGTTGGTATTTCAGTTGCAGATCCATAAGAACCAGCACTTACTGAAGTGTTATCTAAATTTAAAGTAATTATAGAACCAGAAATTGATGAAGTTAATCCTGTTCCACCTGAAATTTTAATTGATTGACTTGATGGTATATTAATCGTAGTTGAAGTATCATCAACAAAAGTTAATGTTGTGCTAACATCAGCAAAACTTAAAACACCAGAACCATCAACTTGTAAAAATTGGCCATTTGTACCGGCAGCTGCAGGTAAAGTAATTGTGTGAGATGTTGATACATTATTAGGAGATTTTAAAGCAACAAAATTAGAACCGTTATTTGTTCCTTCATTAAATTTAATTGTACCACCTGTTGAAGCACTATTTCCTATAAAAAGTTCGTCTATGGCCTTATTTGAGTCTACAAGA